ATTTATTAAAAAGTTCATCAAATTCATTCTCATCAAATCCTTTCTTCTTAGTATTAAGAGCATAGTTAGCTTTAGGTGCTTCTGCTACTGGTGTTTCAGTAGTTTCTTCAGTTGTTTCTTCACTATTGTCTTCACTTGGTTCTAACCACTCCATTAACATAGTCTTCATTTCATCAAACTCATATTTTTTATAGAGTGATAAAACATCAGGTTGTTCACTAATCCATTTTTTAACTAACTCATTATCGTCAGATAAAGAACTAGTTTTTGGTTTAATACGAATAGATGATTTGTTAAATTTAGTACCTGTAACTTCAGGTCCTACAGTGTCAACTGTTAAATCTCTACCTTCTAAAATGTCAGTGTAATCTCCAATATCTTCGTCTTCAGCAATACCTAATAATTCAAGATACATTTCCTTACCAAATTGCCACATGCGAATACCTTTATCTTCTTCGCCACGTACAATAACAGGAACAAATACCCTCATTTTAGGTTCAATCTTCTTAGCTAACGACCAATTTTCTTTATCGCTAGTTTTACGAAGTTGTTGAGCAAATTCAACAATTGGATCCTTTTCACCAAAGTTAGTTAACGACAGCATGGTTTTGTTTCCAATACCATAATGAAACATTACTTCTCTGAATGGATTTGCTTTGTTGAATTTAGACGGAACAATACGAATTACTGATTTACCTACTGGTGGTACCCAGAAATTTTTAGCGCGGTCTTCTTTATTACCGCCACCTTTACCTTTGTTTTGCAACGATTGCATACGCTGCTTAATTGCGTTTAAATCCATAACTGTTTATTTATTTTAAAATGTAATACGCTAAATATAGCATCAAAAAAGCTGAAGGCCAAACTAGAGATTAATTATCTTATAGATAGATGTTTCTAGTTTTCTTAAATCAGGACCATTAGTTAATAAAATAGTATTTTTATAGTCCATCCAATTTACTCTATAATTTGGATCTTGATAACCATTATTTAATGATTTAATTAAAGTATTCAAAGCATTAATAGTATATAATGTATTTGATTCTTTTTTACGATGTAATAATATAGTATTAGGTAGTACTGTAGTCATACTTAAATTACCTGGATCTATATTGTATGTACAAATAAATTCATCACTATTTTTAGACTCTAAAATAAAAATTTTATTGAATAAAATAGTATAACGGTTAGTAATAACCTCAATTGTTTCGTCTATGTCTTCTTTCTTTGAGAAAGTTGCAAATAATTTGTTAGCCAATTCTTCTATAGTTAAGTTCCACTCCATAAATATGTTATTTTTTTACCAAAGCGCTATAATTCTCACCAATACTCATACGAGTTGGAAAACCATCAACTTCTAGTTCTTGTTTAATTTTAGGTAATATTTTTATATCTTCTTTAGCTACATCTAATAATATAGAATCGTATGTATAAAGTACTATTTTTGATTTTTTACCTTCTAATAATTTAAGTACTCTTTCTAAGGTAACCACATTATAGTATGTCTCATAAGACTGAATTAAGTAACTTAATAATTTATTTCTATTAGCATGAGTATTTCTATCAAGTTCTATTGTTTTATCACATGCTAATTGTAATGAACCGCTATAAGCAAATGATTTATATTTATTAAATAAAAATTCATTTAATTTAGTAAAAAATGGAAACCAAGCATATTCATCTTTAATTCCACCATATATGTTTTGAAACATTATTTCTTTAGGTATTTCATCATATGGATCACCTGTTTCAAATATATAGTCAATCATTTTAGCTATAATGCGAGGATGATAAGCACTATAATCAAATTCAACAAATACATAATTATTTGGTTCAAATGACTCACGTGCTATACCTTTAGGTAAAGCGGCGAAATTAACGCCATTAAAGGCGTTTGAAGGACGAGTAGTTAAATTATATAAATTATATTGTGTATAAACTGTATTCCCTAAAATCGAATTGTTTTTCCAATTAATTTCAAAATGTTTATTAAATTTACGCGGATCAATACCTATACCTGTTTTTTCAATTTCATAAAATATTTTAGAACAAGCATCATTTAAAAATTTATTAGGTACTAAAGTATATAAATCAGAAAATAGAAATTTATTCTTTAAATGATTATATACATTTTCCCATTTTTCGTAATGTTTAGGTATTGGTATAAGAGTACTTAATTCATTTAAATAGTATTTATCACGATTAAAATCAATATGTACTTTAGTATCAAATTGAGTTTCATCTGTGTATTTAATAAAATTTAAATCAACTAAATTATCACCTGGTAAGTAATGTAAATGGAATTTTTTATCTAAAACATAAACTGTATCTATACTGTTAATAAATTCTTTAACATCATTCCACTCTAATTTAAATGCTTCACTATGGTCTATAGGTAATATATATCCTTTATTTCCATCATTATAATATACTAAACATGGTTTAGCTAATGATGGATGATGATTATCATTTGTTGTGATAATATTAATAAAACACTGATTAGATTCAGGTTTGCCTAAATATTTAAGTTGTTCTTTAGTTTCAACAATGTAATACATAACCTTTATTATTATACTAAATATATAATAACTTTTTTAGGCAAACAAATTAAGGAGTATTAGCATTATCTGCTTTTTCAACTCCAGAATAAGAAAATTGAAGTGGATCTTTGAAATATGATGATAAATTAATTATTACCTTTTCAGCATCTTGAATAGAACGTAAATTAGAATCTCTAACTCCTGGTTCTATTCTTATGTTGTCTTTATATAGATCATTTACAGGTCCTGTTAATTTCCATCTAATTGAAGCTATTTTGTATGATTTAGTAACATTAGTTATTTTAGTAAAAAAATCATAAGAATCTTTAGTTACTTCAGATATATTTAATTCTGGTTTTAATGCTGATTTAAGTTGAAAAATATAACGAGTAAAAAATCCTCTATTATAGTCTTTATCAGTAGGTATAGCAATTTCTGATTTTATTAAAGGTGTTTCTAATAGTGGTTTATAAATTTTAGTAAAGTCTGTTGATATAACACTATGTTTTACTAAATAATTATTATTTAGAACTACAGGAGGAAATTGATCTTTTAATTGTTTAGAATTAATACTAGGAGATTTTCCTGTCCAATATCTTCCTACATTATCTTTAAAATAATGGCCTTTATAAAAATTACCTTTAGCGTCTGTAAATTTTTCTCCTTGAGTATATCCGGTTTCTATTATATTGGAAGGTGAAATATACATATTTTTTTTATTTTAATGCTATTGTATTTTTAGCGTCATCTCCTATAACATATTCTAATGAAATTATTTCATCAACACCATTTGGAATAATACTTTGTCCTAGAACAGGATTATCACCAAAAAAGTTTTGTACTGAACCAAAAATTCTTGTATATATAGTTTCAAAATTAAATTTATCCTTCTCTCCTCCTATAGCTTGAATAAATTGTGAAGGTGTATCTCCAAATGCTTTATATAAGAAAAGACCTTCAGCAATGTCAAGTGTAAGAAATTTAATAAATGATGTAGATCTTTGATTAATTTCAACGTCATTACCATTAACGTCTTTTATAGTTCCTGGTATAACATCAGTTTTATTAAATAAGAGATCTTTAATAGTTTGAGCTGCTATTTTATTTCCTGAAGGAGTTGTTATACTATAAAAATCATCAAGAGTTTCTGGGAATGAATCTAATCCATATTGTTTAGCTTGTGTATGCCATTTTTTCAGATAATCTAAAGTCCAACCTCTAATATCATCTAATTCTTTTTGTATTTTAGGAGCAACATACTTATATCCAGTATACGCCTGATTACCTGGATCATTACTTCTATCTAATATACCAAAGGATAAAATAAGTTTTTTCTCTAAAGATCCTGGTCCTTGTAATGGTACTACATCATCAGGATTTGCAGCGAGTATTTTCTTTGTTAAGTACACTGTATAATCAACTAATGCTAATCCTAAATAAGCACTTTTCTTAATAGATTTTTCTACATTTTCTATAGCTTGTTTTAAAGAAAGTTTACTTAAATTAACTCCATATTCTTCATTATCTAATAAACATATTTGAGTTTTAATATCTGTTGTCCAATCATTATTTTGTAAAGTATGATTTACTCCCGTTATAACAAATCCTAAATTTTTATTATAATAATCTTTAGGCAATATTGTAGTATCTATTTTAAAAATTTGTCCAACTACAAATCCACTTATTCCATCTAATGTTATTTCTAATTCAAAAGGAATTAATGCTTTAAAATCAACATCTTTACCATTTAGTTGATAATGTAAAGTTTTTAATAAACTACCAGCATTTTGTATTTCTTCAGTAGTTGGAGCTTGAATAGAAGGTTGATTTTGAGTTGTATCTACTAATACTTTTCTTTTTAAGTATTTAGTTAATTGTTTTATATTATTATAAATGTTAAGATAATAAAGATCTACACCACTGAGTAAAGGAGAATTACCTTCTGTACTAGCTGGAGCGTAATATAATTCTCTAAATATTCTATCTTTTAATCCTTTATTAAAAGTAGCTTGTGTAGAAGTATAAATATCACCAAGATTATTATTATCTCCTGAAGCAGCAGCAATAGCAATCATAGAAGCTTGTTCTGGGTATATGCGTGAATTCATTTTAACATCCCTACATATACTTTTTAATCCTATT